CTAACTCAGGGTGTTGTCTCTGTATCTCACGATGTTTACGTCTGTCTGCACTATCAAAGATTCCTTTAGTCTCAATGATAATACCGTTGTCTAATACGAAGTCAGGTGTATATGTTCTGTAACGTAGATCTTCCCATTCAATCTTTAGTACCTCATATCTAACTTTCTTCTGTACTTTACGTAAGTACGCAGCAACCTCTTTTTCTAGGCCACTGCGATACCTACCTTTATTATGTCGCATACTCAGGACTCAATAGAACATAGTCTACCATAGGTGGATTTGCAGCGTGTGACTTCACAGCCTCACGAGTCTGTAAGTTAGGCCAGCACTTATGCTTAAACGAACAGAACCCACACTCAGTTCCTAGCTTCATGTTACCAGTTAGCTTACGGTAGTGTGTCTCTGGCACTGGCTCAAAGCAACGCTCAAAAGGTTTATCCTCATTGATGTATTCTACTGTGTCCTCAATGTTTTCCATCACTTCAGACTTATCTACAGAGTTAGCATCAACATACTTAAACTCACCATTTGCTTTGTTGACTACCCACCAACCACCAACGTCTAGTTCTGCAGCTTCAGCATACCCAACAAGTTGAGATACATATCCAAAGCTATCACTCTTAGCTAGGGTTTCAAGAGTATTGAACTTGTTCTTGTATGACCAAGGTGAAGCTGACTTAACATCGTCCACCCTTCCATCAAGCACCATATCATACTCACCCTTTATTTTTGTACCATCCTTTAGCTTAAGTGTAACACTGTCATTATCTTTGAAGTCTACATCAGCAGCACGAAGAAGACCCTTGAACACTGCTTCCACAATGTCACCTATAATCATGTTGATCAAGAAGTGCGGTGGTAGTGGTGTCTTATCTTCAGGGTCATTCTTTTCAAACCATAGCTGACAAGTAGGACGCCCAATGTTGGACATCCTTAACCTGAACTTGTCACGAGGCCCACTGCTAAACTGTTTTTCTAGTGCAGCCTCGACATCAGCAGCTACTTGCTTACGTATGTCTTCAGCCATACTTGTCTCACCCTTGACAGCTTTACCAAGGTATTCAAAGATAGCTAGTTCAGCAGGGTGGTTCATTAGTCTGACTCTTCTACGTTGACAAACTCTGCAACTATAGCAGCGTCATCATCAGAGATAGACTCCTTATTCTTTTCATTCCACTGCTCTAAGATATAAGAGTTTTGAGTAGTTATATAATCCAAGAAGTTATGTAGAGTTGTCTGATCCTCTGGCTGTAACTCTACTTTATCACCAGTGTCTATGGTTATAATAGCAAAGTTGTTACCTGTTTTAGAGTTTTCTATACTAGCACCTAGATTCAACATACATTGTATAGGAAGTATGTTCTTACGTCCTAATGCATTCACTGTCAGATCTAAAGACTTGATACTTGAAGGAGGTAACTCAAAATAGAAAGGCATATTATCTATAGCATCTACTGGATTACCTTCTTCATCAGTAACTGCAGATGCACTTAGCTGACCAAAGACAATCTTCTTACGCTTAATACTGCGTATCAAATCCTTTGTTTTATCAGGTACGCTATCCCAATCTTCAATGTAACCTGATGGTCTACCAAGATTAAATGTACCTGCATTATCTTTCAGGTCACCCTTAAGATCAACAGCCATCACTGTCTTCAGCATCATCTCTTCTTTAGCATCCCACTTAGACCATTGCTGTCTGATGGCAAAGATACGTATGGTAGGACTCGTTGTATAAACAACATCGTCATCACCTCTTGTAATCTTGTATGACCCTGATGGTACAACTTCAGTCTTAATAGGCTTTCCATTGACATCTATCTCACCCATGATTCCTGTATGCATGAGATTTACTCTAGGTAAAGACGCACTCTTTCTCTCACCACCACTGCTCTGAGGTGTGATACCTACAGCCTCTGCAAGAGACATACCTAAATCATTTTGTATAGCTAGTTCTGTATTCATTTTACTTACTTCCTTTTAAAGTTAAAGATGGTTAGTTATACTCTAAACGTCCACTGTGTCAAGCCAATTCTTTCCTATTTTAGCTTCTAATAATAAAGGCACATTCATTTCTACATCGTATGCGTCTTTTATCACACAGTTTAGATTAGCATTAATAGTATCCACTATAGTCAAAACTTTTTTTACTTCATCAGGGTGTACATCTACCACCATAGAATCGTGTACCGTATTGACTAAGCATGATTGTAAAGGTTTAAGCAATCGCTCAAACTCTAGTAGTACCACAGGTACAATATCACCTGTAGCAAATCCTTGGACAGGGTAGTTCTTTATCATAGTAAAGTGTGACACACCTCCATTACTCTTACGAGTAACATCAGGAAATGCGTACTGTCTACCACTTACGTTAGTTATTTTGAGAAACCTTAAAGCTTCCTTACCTAACTTCTTGTGCCACTTTGCTACACCCTGATACTTCTCATTGAAGTGTTCGTAGTATGCGGCTACAGCCTTGGGTCTGCCATATCCTGTAGCGCCAAAGAGAGGGGCGAAGGTATGTTCCTTTGCTGCCTGACGCTCTGTAGGCTGTCCTGCATCACTGATTACCTTTGCAGTGTAGGAGTGCACATCAAACCCTGTATCTATCTCCTGCATGGCTGTGCTGTCCTGTGAGAGGAATGCAGCAACTCTGAACTCCAATTGAGCAAAGTCACACTCCATGATCTGACCACCCTCCCACCGTGATACGAACACACGTTTTACTGGAAACGTTCCTCCCCTTGGCATGTTTTGCATGTTGGGATTTCGTCCAGAAAATCTACCTGTACTGGTGATATGTTGGGTAAGGTTAACGTGAAGGATTCCATTTGGTTTTGTGAATATGTCGATACCGTCCACGAAGCTACTAAGGTAACTGCTGATAGCAGACAAACGTTTAAGATCAGTAAGGAAACTAAGCGCAGACTCCATGCCTTTATTTGTAGCAGTAACCATGAGACTTTCGAGATTACCTTTACTTGTACTGAAACCATTTGCGCTTATCCATTTTTTGCTTGGTGCAGAAAAACATAATCCTGCTACTTGTTTTGTTTGCGTTAGAAGATAACCTTTACCTTCACACGTTTTACATATGTTTGGTATCTTGTATAGTGTACCATCTTTCCTTGTCTTCCAAACTTTCCCACCCCCATTACAGTTAGTACAAGTGGATGCTTTAGTCTTTCTAATGACTGAACTGTTTGCTTCTACTGCGTCCTTAAATTCTTTTTGTGTTTCAGTATAATCAAATAGAGCAGCCCATTCTTTTTTATTATGTATCCTTCTACTAAACACTACTTGAGATACTTGCTCTGGGCTGTTGAGATTGATAGGTGTATCGCCCATCAACAAACGAGTCTTACGCTGTAGTCTATCTTCTATCTCAGCTTTCTCTTGTTCAAACTCTAGTCTTACTTCTTGAAGGGTATGTCTATCCACCCTGATTCCTGACATGTACATTCTAGTAAGGGCTTTACAGGTTCTGAAAGTAATGTCTCTGATTCTATGTAAGGATTGTGATTCAGGTTTTGAGTAGTCTCTTTCCAAGGAGGTGAACAACTCACGAGTAACATTGAGATCACCCCTAAGATAAAATAGAAGATCTTGTAAAGGTATTTCATTTGTGTTGTACCCTTTCCTATAGTACTCCTTAAGAGTATCTTCTTTCTGATACTTTAATTTTCTTCTCTCTGCACAAGCCTCTAGACTTACAGGTTCTTTTTGTCCACGTTGCAATACGTACTCAGCTAACATCGTATCATAGATGTCACCGTCATACTTAAAGCCTGACTCCCATAGCCACATCAAGTCATGTTGTGCATTGTGCATAATCAACAGTGTTGTGTGGTCTAGTAGGATCTGTATGTTCCTAGCTCTTGACCCTCCAACATCTTGATCTTCATTATGATTGAGCGTGAACAAGTGTGTTTCATCTACGTTGTCTACGTTCTGCACACCAACTTGTACAAGCTCTAGTCCAGGTTCAAATGGATCAAGAATGTTTTTACCTTTACGCTTAATAATTGTGTTTTCTACATCAAGTACAAGTCTCATTCTAAATACTGACTCCTATCTCCATCTAACTCACAGTGAATAGTACCATGCCATCCACCCTTGAGTTTGTTCTTAGCTATACACAGATGACGTTGACTGCTCTCGTCTTCGTCTTGACCTTCAACTACTCTGTTCTTTGATATAAGTATCATCAGGTCAGCCTCTGCTGCTTTACCAGTGCGGCTACCTTCAAGCATCGATTGATCAGGATGCACTAATCCTTCTGCTGCTGCACTCAACTGTGACATCCATATCAATGCACACTTATGCTGCTTGGCAATATTACGTGCATGTATCGCAGCTTCTTTAAGATATATATCTGACTTGTCACTTGTCTTACTAGCAAACTTATCTCCCATATCAAGCACAACAATGTCAGGCTCATAAGCTTTAATGATAGCTTCTACCCATGCCATGTCTTTACCTGTACTATCTTTTATAAATAT